GCTGGCCAGTTATCAATTCGTTGGATTGAAAACAAGCTAAATGAGTATATGAATAAACTTTTAAAGACTACTGGAATAGATTATGTTATCGCCTCGGACACAGATTCGATTTATCTCCGCCTTGGTCCGCTTGTTGATAATGTGTATGGTACGGGACAAAAAGATTCTACCTCTCCAGAAATTAACAAACAACAAGTTATTACCTTCATGGATCGTGTATGCGAAGATAAAATTCAACCGTTTATTGATGCGAGTTATAAAGAGCTTGCTGAATATGTTCACGCATACAAACAGAAGATGGAAATGAAGCGAGAAGGTCTTTCTGATAAAGGTATTTGGACTGCCAAGAAACGATACATCTTGAACATTTACAACAATGAAGGTGTTCAGTATAACGAACCTCAGATTAAAGTGATGGGTCTTGAGATGATTAAGTCATCGACACCCGCAGCTGTTCGTGAGAAGATGCGAGAATCAATTGGTATTATGTTGAATGGTACCGAAGAAGATATACATAAATTTATTGATGACTTCAAAACGGACTTTAAGAATCTACCTGTCGAAGATATTTCTTTTCCAAGAGGTTTGAATGGACTGAAAACCTATTCTGATAGTGTAATGATGTATAAGAAAGGCACACCAATTCATGTTAAAGGTGCAATCATATACAATCACTATCTTAAACAAAAAGGTCTAGATAAAAAATATCCATTCATTCAAGAAGGTGAGAAGTTAAAATTTACTTACCTTAAACAACCTAATCCATTTAAAGATTCAGTAATATCTTTTCCTCAGAGATTGCCAAAAGAATTTGATATGCAAATGTATATTGATTATGATACTCAATTTGGCAAAGCTTTCATTGAACCAATTAAAGTTATTCTAGATTGTATGGGCTGGTCTATTGAGAAAAAGACCTCATTGGAGAGTTTCTTTGAATAACATTCGTGTCATTAAAACAGGCATTAATGTTTCAAAGATACTCAATCAACTGAAACAATATCCTGAAGATTGGGAAAATCAAAAGGATTTAGAAGGTGCTCAATCATTGGTTGACCGTGGCTTTGATGATTTGCCTGCTGGTGTATTGCAGTTGGTTATTGGTGGTGTGATGAATGTAAATGACTTTGTTGGTGATACTGAAATTTGTATTCCAACTCCTGCATATGATAGACACACCGAGATGATTCGTTTTCTCAAAAGAAATTTTAAAGATTTCAAACGATGTGGTTTTCTATCACTACCAGTTGGTGGCCAAGTTGGTAGACACATAGATGAAGGCACATATTACCTTACGAAAGATAGGTATCATTTATCGATACAAGGTCGTTATAAGTATATGGTCGGAGATGAAGAAGTCATTGTAGAACCTGGAACATTGTTATGGTTCAATAATAAATTATTACACGGCACAGAAAATGTTGGTGATTGCACAAGAATCACATTTGTTTTCGATGTACCACACTCAAAATCAAACCCATAATGATACAAGTCCTGTTACCTTTTATTAGTGCAATTGCTTTATCAGTAGTTGCTGCTTACTATTCGGTTATCGGACTCGCAGAGATATTTCCAGGATCATATTGGCCCGTTGTTATCATGGGTTCAATTCTTGAAGCATCAAAATTGATAACAGTATCTTGGTTATATAACAATTGGAACCATACTGTAACGGTAATGCGTTACTATTTTTTAAGTGCCATCATTCTTTTGATGTTGATTACTTCAATGGGTATATTTGGATATCTTTCAAAAGCACATTTAGAACACTCATCCGATAATGCACCACTTGTAAATAAAATTTCAATTTTAGATGAGAAAATTAAAACTGAGAAAGAAAATATAGATGCGAACCGCAAGATTCTCAAACAGTATGATGAGATTGTGGACCAAACAATGGGTCGCACAACAGACGAAAAGGGTTCGGATAAAGCGCAAGCAATACGCCGCACCCAACAGAAAGATCGTAGTAGAATATTCCAAGAGATTCAACAGTCGCAAACCACCATTGCCAGGTACTCCGAGGAACGTGCGCCTCTTTCTAATGAACTTAAAAAGATCGAAGCGGATGTTGGGCCAATCAAATATATTGCCGCATTACTCTACAATCAGGCGGTTGATGTTGACATCCTTGACAAAGCGGTCAGACTGGTAATTTTACTAATCATTATTGTATTTGATCCACTTGCAATTCTATTATTGATTGCCTCAAATCAAACATATCAGAGATTAAAAGAAGAAGAATTGGAACCCATTGCAACAGACAAACGCAAGGCAAAGAAGAAAAAAGAGGTTGCCAAATCAACAGCACCTAGTGTAGAATTGTTCATGGAAGATACAGAAGTCATAAAGAAATCAGACATAGTGGAGATTAAACCTCGGCCGAATTCTCTTGACGGTGGAACATTTTAAAAAGGAAATATAATGAGCTTACTTGACAAAATTAAAAAGAATTCAACGATTAAAGATAGTGCAATTCTATCTAAGTCTAAATTCTTTACTGAAAAAGATATGGTACCAACAGAAGTGCCTATGATGAATGTGGCACTTTCTGGCAGACTTGATGGTGGCCTTATACCTGGTCTTACCATGTTTGCAGGTCCATCTAAACACTTTAAAACTGCCTTCAGTTTGCTAATGGCGAAATCGTATATGGACAAATACCCTGAGGCAGTCCTTTTATTCTATGATTCAGAGTTTGGTACACCTATCAAATACTTTGAAACATTTGAGATAGATATGGACAGAGTATTGCATACACCATTAACTGACATTGAACAGTTGAAGTTTGATATTATGCAACAATTGTCTGAAGTGAATCGTGGTGACAAACTTATCATTGTGCTTGATTCAATTGGTAACCTTGCATCAAAGAAAGAAGTTGAAGATGCGCTTGAAGGTAAATCAGTTGCTGACATGAGCCGTGCCAAACAAGTTAAGAGTTTGTTCCGAATGGTAACACCGCACCTTAACTTAAAAGATATATCAATGGTTGTTGTCAATCATACATACAAAGAAATTGGTATGTTCCCGAAAGATATTGTTGGTGGCGGCACAGGCTCTTATTATTCAGCTGATAACATTTATATTATCGGCCGTCAACAAGAAAAAGATGGAACCGAAATTGTCGGTTACAATTTTATTATCAACGTAGAAAAGTCCCGTTATGTTAAAGAAAAATCTAAAATACCTATTTCTGTATCTTTTGATGGTGGTATTGGTAAGTATAGCGGTTTACTTGATATTGCACTTGAATCCGGCCATGTGGTCAAACCAACCAATGGTTGGTATGCAAAGGTAGACCAATCAACTGGTGAGATAGGTGACAAGAAACGCATTGCAGATACATCAACACCAGAATTTATGGATTCTATTTTAGAAGACGCAAAATTTAAAGAATTTATTAAACACAAATATGAGATTGCATATGGGAACATTATGGGAGAAAGTAACTCAATTCTTTTACAAGAAGAAGAAAATGCCAATTGAAGGTAAAGATTATCGTTTTATAGACTTCACCAATTCCGATATTACAGGAATACAAATCATACAAGGTGAATTTGAAGGTGTTGTCTATCATTACGGCAAGGCAAGAGTTCAAGAGGCCGGTGAATTTGCCAAGTTACAATTCGGTTATACAATCGTCCACTCAGGTAAACATGACATAGATGAGTTGCAAAACAATGAAAACTTTGTTACAATCATGGGTGACATACTTACAGAGATTTTGATAAAACAACATAATGAACCGACTAGAACATTCAATACTGAAGAACCTGATTTACAATGATAGTTATTGCCGCAAGGTCTTACCATTCATAAGTGCTGACTATTTTTCGGATGATACCGAAAAAGTAGTATTCAAAGAAGTTAATGAGTTTGTAAACCAGTATAAGAATTTACCAACACATGAAGCTTTGGTGATTAATTTCACCGAGAGTAAATCTCTAACTGAAGCACAAGTTAGAACATCAATCAATCTTCTCAATGAGATTCACGAGCACCGAGAAGAACCCACCGAAGAACAATGGCTTATCGAACAGACTGAAAAGTTCTGTCAAGATAAAGCCATTTACAATGCCATCATGGAATCTGTTTCGATTCTTGATGATAAGAATCACAAGACGTCCAAAGGTGAAATTCCAAAATTACTAAGTGATGCTCTTGGTGTTTCATTTGATTCCCATATTGGTCACGATTATATTAATGATGCAGAAGAACGATTCGACTTCTATCATCGTGTGGAAGAACGTGTTCGTTTTGACCTTGACTTGTTTAACAAGATTACAAAAGGTGGTTTACCTGTTAAGACTTTGAATATTGCTTTGGCAGGTACAGGCGTTGGCAAATCTTTGTTTATGTGTCATGTGGCTGCCGCCTGTATCAGTCAAGGTAGAAATGTTTTGTATATCACACTTGAGATGGCAGAAGAAAGAATTGCAGAACGTATTGATGCTAATCTTTTGAACATTGATATACAAGAATTGCACACAATCAGTAAACAAGATTATGACCGCAAGTTTGATGTGTTGAGAAGTAAGACACAAGGTAAACTAATCATCAAAGAATATCCAACTGCTTCGGCTTCTACATTACATTTCAGGTCTTTGTTACAAGACTTGCATCTAAAGAAGAACTTTAAACCAGAAATTATCTTTGTTGACTATCTGAATATCTGTTCATCTGCTCGTATGAAACCTGGTAATAGTGTTAACAGTTACACATACATCAAGGCGATTGCTGAAGAATTGCGTGGTCTTGCTGTTGAGTTTGCTGTGCCTATTGTTAGTGCGACACAAACGACAAGAAGTGGTTTTACGAATAGTGATCCGGGTCTTGAAGATACAAGTGAATCGTTTGGTCTGCCTGCAACTGCCGACTTTATGTTTGCTTTGATTACAACTGAAGAACTAGAACAACTTGGCCAGATTATGGTTAAGCAATTGAAGAACCGATATTCAGACCCAAATACCTATAAACGATTTGTGATTGGTATTGACCGTTCTAAGATGAAGTTATTTGATGCTGAACCTGATGCACAGAATGGTATCGTTGATAGTGGTACCGATATACCAGATAAACCTTTAAACACTTTTGGTAATCGTGAAAGAAAATTCAATAGTAAATTTGAGGGAGTGAGAGTTTAATGAAATTGGTAAATTTAAATCGTGAATTTCCAAAAGAGAAACGCAAAAAAGATTTATTGGAAATTATTGATACATTTCGACAAAGAATTGTTGATGATGAAGTTGAAGAATTCGTTATTGCTTCCATGGATCCAAATGATGGTGAAGTTGTAATTACAGTTTGTTGCCAAGATTATGTGGGTGCAGTAGGTCTCTTTGAGATTGGTAAAAATATATTGTTTCAAACTAGTGCAGAAGAATGAGTTTAAATAAAGAACAGGCACTTCATTGTGCAAAAGCATTTTCAGATTATTTCGATAAGTTTTCCCGTATCGATGAGTATATGCGGGAACAAAAACTTAATTCGTTGGCTGAAAGACCTTTTGTTTTACCTGGATGTGGTCCTGAAGAAGATTTATTTTCTGACTTTTCTATATCGCCAATGGATATGGATTTTGAAATCGTATTGATGGAACAGGAAAGATGGGCATCATACCTTGATATCATTTCTTCCCATAACAACCTTTCAAGTCCAGGTAAATCATTACGCTTTGGTGTCTTAGAAAAGAATACAAACAAATGGGTCGGATTCATTCGCCTTGGGTCTCCAACGATTATGATGAAGCCTCGTAATGTCATGCTTGGAGAAGTTTTTACGAACACTCTAGAGGGTGCCAAATCGTTTAATAACACAACGATTATGGGTTTCGTTATCGTGCCTTCTCAACCGTTTGGGTATAACTACCTTGGCGGTAAGTTACTTGCGGCAATCTGTTGTTCACATGAAGTTCGGAATTTGTTGAATGACAAATACAAAATGAATACTTGTTTGTTTGAAACTACAAGTCTTTATGGTTCTTCAAAGTCATCATCACAATATGATGGTATGAAACCATATCTAAGATTCAAAGGTCTTACAGATTCAGATTTTCTACCAATGATGCACGGCAAACCATATGATGATATCAGAGATTATGTGGAGAAGATTAATGGTGGACCGATTGTACCAGAAGATGCATCAAGTCGTAAGTTAAAGATATCAAATACCATTATTGCTATGACAAAGGCTGCATTGAAATCACATAAAGATGAATATGATGCCTTTGTTACTACTATCAATAATGCTAAAAGTCTAACAGAACAAAAGAGATACTTTGCTTCAAACTATGGTTTTAAGAACTATGTTGATGTGGTTCTTGGAAGAACTGATAAGTTGATACCAGATGAAAACTACGACAAGTTTCACATGGAGAAGATTGTGGACTGGTGGAAACAGAAGGCCACCAATCGGTTTGAGAATCTAAAGACAGAAGGTCGTTTAAGAACAGAACAAGAGGTCTGGACCAGCGGGAAAGTGCTTGACATTATTCGTTAAATGCGGTAGGATAAATACTTCAATAACTAACGGAGTATTTAAATGGCAGACTCACCAAAAGAAGGCGAAGCAGCACAGGCATTATTTTGTGCTATTGCAGACAATCAAGGTCAGAAATTAAAATTGTTGCCAAATTATAAGGCTTTTAAAATTGAGTATCAAAAAGATATTGATGCTGTTAAAACTAAAGTTAAAGTTGATATTAATTTAAACACCTTGGAAACTTGGCTTACCAAAAATGATGAATGGTATAAATCTTCCGTTTCAATCGCAAATAAATTACTTGATGATTTAGAAAAATTAGCTAAAAAAACATACAACAAAATTAAACCAAAAGGTATTGATTTGTTCTATGTTAGGGGTGATGATGAAGTTTTTGGTTCAATGCAAATACTATTTACTTCAACTAAAAAAGCAGTAAAGAGAGAAAATACTAGTGCAGTTGTATTTGATAATATTAATAAATGGACGCCAGCTGACATATATTTTGCCACAGAATATGCTAGAACGCTATTATCTAATATTTCAAAGGGTCAAGATGTTAAATTTAACATTGGTAAAGTTAAAGTAATTAACCTACAATATTTTAGGAATTTTAATTTACTAAATGAATTTTTAAGAAAACTGATTGAAAGTGGAGATTTATTGCCTTTATCTTTAAAGAAAGCACCTAATGAAGTGAAGATAAAAAGGATTAATTATTTAGAAACTGATTATGCTAAAGCAATGGAAAATGTTTCATATAAAGAATTAAAAATATCTTCTGATAGAGCAAAAAGTATTTTTGAATCAATAGATTTCCGTGTTTACTTTAGTAAAGCTACAGGACATAATTTACAATTCAGAGATAAGGTTGGACCTAATCATATGAATTATAATTTTACAGCTACAATTACTGGTGGAGCTGAAGCTTTTGATGGTTCAATTGGTGGCGGAACAATAGGTCAAGTTATTTCTGAAGTTGATTCAACTCTAGGTAAACATTTTACAAAAGAAAATATTGAATCTAAAGGCAAAAAATTTATTGATTTAGTTAATAAATCTATGGCATATACTCCAGTTGATACTAATGACCAAAAACTACTTAAACAAGTTTTTGATTATTGTAAAGCTTATTCACCTACTCTTATGAGGGGTTATGCTTCAGGTGTTCCAGGAGTTAATCAGTTTTATACTGATTTAGGAATTTATTTAAATTCATTGACTATGAAAATTGATGGTAAAGTGGTTAAATATAATAATAATCAAAAATCAAAAGCTGGTGCAAACATTTTACTTGCTAAATATTTTGGTGGTCTTATGGCCGAATATTTGGAAAGTAGTAAATTAAAAAATGAAATCATAGTTGCTATTGTTGCTGCAGCAAGTTCTCAATCAAAATCTTCCGCACCTTATTTTAAGGCAAGCGACCCATCGGCATTCTAAAATGAAATTCTCACAATTTCTAACCGAAGCAAAAAAAGAAGGTGCAAACCTTCACCTAGAACATATTGAGGATGAGATTCTCAATCGTGGTGTTGTTGGTGCTCGTGATGCAATTAATTTCCTACAATCACTAAGAGATATGTTGGCTGGTCATGCACAATCTAAAGTGAATATTACTACGAAATGGGACGGTGCGCCTGCTGTATTTTGTGG